GGGTCCTTTGTTTGAAGCTCATAAGCTTGAAATAATATCTCATTTGGAGTATTGGGACACATGTGATGAGTACATGGATGCTGATGAAGTTAATAAAGTGTTGATGAAACAACGACTTTTTTATATGAGTGCATCCTTGGCTCTTCTTGCTGATAATGTAGTTTTTAAAACATTGATTAATACCATGCGGTATTGGATGTCTGCTATTGGCATAAAAGTCACTGAGGGAGGTTTATTGGAGATGTGGGATATTGTTCTCGGTAAGAGATCATCCCCGTTAAAACAGCGATGGCGACGTGTTGAGAGGTGGGCATGGCATAAGCATGGTGTTGACTTAAAAACTAGGCGGTATGGAGAGGGAGATTGGTCTTCGTATGATACTACGCTAGTTGCAATGGTCATGGCTGCTGCCATTGGTACAGCTTTTTCCATATTTAGTAAGACTGGTGATCCGTTAGTAAGGTTGCTTGCCATTACCTGTCATGGTTTGGCTATTACTAAAGTTATGTATATGTACCTAGCTGATCAATTCTACCGTGTTCAAGGTAGAATGTTTAGTGGTGTTTTGATAACTTCCACTATTGATACTGTATATCAAATTTTGTTGTTTTTATATTATTGTAAAATGCTTCTTCGGAAGTATCCTGATAATGAATTACTGCGTGAAGTGGTAGCTGCACAGATGTTTATCATGTTCTTTTATGGTGATGATCATATAGCTGGATGGCCTGTGTGGATGGAACAATTTAAGTTGGATGATGGCGCTAGAGACACTTTGGATGATTTTGTGTCTATGTGCGTCAGTAAGTTTGGTATGAAGTATAAGGTCAGTGCTTCTCAACGTTATGAGGAGGATGAGGTTGTAGGAGAAATTCACTTCTACACCAGTGAGTATGATGGTGTTCCTTTGGAAGTCAAGTCCTTGACAAGGCTTGGCTGTACTTTTTTAAAGTACTCCGTTATGCAAATATTTTTGGACAAAAAGCCTTTCCTCTCTCCCATACCTATGAAGCATCCTAAGGATGCGGTGGTAAAATGTGGGTGGAGTGTAAATGCGTCCAAAAACTCCTCATTGGAAATGGCTAAAGTTGTTGCATTGGCATTTCTGAATACTAATCCTG